GCGGCAGTTGCTTGTACTGTTTGGATTTACGGATCTGAATTTAAGAAAGGGACTGACGGCATGGCTAACTCTTTAGAGTCTGATGACTTCATCTTTGACAACAAGCCTATCATCATCAAGGACAAGTACGCTGTATCTGGATCTGACATGGCTCAAATCGGATGGATTGAAATCACATCTGAGGACGGAGCTAACGGATACCTATGGTACCTAAAGTCTGAGCACGATACTCGTCTACGCTTTGAGGATTACATGGAGACTGCCCTTATAGAGGCTGTTCCTGCCGAAAACATCGGAGGTGTTGCATCAGGTGCTGCAATTCACTTTGGTGCTGCTGGCGCTGCCGGTGCTGACGGACAGGGTGGTACTGAAGGGGTATTCTATGTTGTCGGTGAGCGAGGTAATGTTTACGGTGGTGGTAACCCAACTGCTTTGGCAGACTTTGATGCAATCATTCAAAGACTTGACAAGCAAGGTTCTATCGAAGAAAATGTTATCTTCTTAAATCGTCAATTTGGATTTGACATGGATGATATGTTGGCCGCTCAAAACTCTTATGGAGCAGGTGGTACTTCTTATGGTCTATTCGACAATGACGAAGAGATGGCATTAAACCTTGGATTCACAGGATTCCGCAGAGGTTATGACTTCTACAAAACTGATTGGAAATACTTGAACGATCCTACTATGAGAGGTGGTCTTACAGGTGGAGCTATCAACGGACTTTTAGTCCCTGCAGGTTCTACAACTGTATACGATCAGGTCTTAGGTAAGAACGCCAAGCGTCCATTCTTACACGTAAGATATCGCGCTTCTGAAACTGAAGATAGAAGATACAAAACTTGGATCACTGGTTCTGCTGGTGGAGCAAGAACTTCTTCTTTAGACGCGATGGAGGTTCACTTCTTGACTGAGAGAACTGTATGTACTTTAGGTGCAAACAACTTCTTCTTATTCCAGAATGCGTAACCATTAATTATGGGGAGGGGCAACCCTCCCCTTTTTTAAAAATTTTAATTTTAATCTAATGAAAACAAAAAAAATATACACTGACAAAGTCTACAGACTAAAAAAAGATGCAGCGCCTTTAACATATATGCTGGCTTCTCATCACACTCGCAGATCTCCTTTATTACACTTTGATGAAGAGACGGGTGAAAATAAACAACTTCGATACGCTCGCAACCAAAAGTCTACCTTTGTGGATCAGCAGGATGGCAATGCTATTCTTGAGCCAATTATTTTTGAAGACGGCATGTTGCATGTTTCTAAAACCAATCAGGTTCTTCAGGAGTTTCTTTACTACCATCCCTCAAGAGACTATGTATTTGAAGAGGTAAATAAGGAAAGAGATGCTTCGACCGAATACTCTGAAATGGAGTCAAGGCTTAATTCTCAGATTGCAGCTAAAGAGCTTTCAATGGACAGGCTTATTGCTGTTTCTCGAATCCTTATTGGACCTACTGCAACTAAGATGTCTACGGCTGAGCTTAAGAGAGACATATTAATATTTGCTATGCGAGAGCCAGAAACCTTTATGGAGGTTATCAATGATCCGGAGCTTGGGTTCCAGGACGAGGTAAGACAGTTATTCGAGGAGCGACTTCTAACGATGCGCAACAAGAACAAGGATGTGTACTACAACATCCCTGGTAACAAAAAGAAAATGCTTACTGTGCCTTTCGGAGAGGATCCTTTCCACGTAGTATCATCCTTCTTAAAGAGCGATGATGGTATAGAGGTTTACAAGGGTCTTACGAAGCTTCTGGGCGGTAGTAAATAATCATTATCTTTGTACTGTATTTTTTAACTCATAATTTTTTATATGAAAAAGTTTTTAAAGTTTCCCGTGTATAGTGCCGGTGGAACATTTATAAGAAACGACCAAGTAAAGCTTAACGGTGTTATTGGTTGTTACATAGACCGAGGGTCTATTAGATTTGATTACGAAGACTCTGCAGCCGTAAGATTGCAAAACGATGCCGCAACGTCTACGTACACTGCCGCTGATTCTGCTGTGGTTCAGGGTGTCATCAAGGATGCAATGGGCTCTAAATGGACAGAGGTTATATTTGATTTGCCTTCTCTTCCCGCCGGGAATGTAGAGAATGTTGTTGTAAACGCTTAATTTTTAATCATGGAAAAGTATATTATTCTAACAGCAAGTTCAGGCGAGCAGTTTTACGTAGCTGCTGACCCTATTTACGTGACAGTTGATACATCCGGAGCCGCTGATATGGTTCAAGGCGATGCGGATGCAATAAATGCAGCAGTAGCTGAGTGTTGGACCAAGCCTTATACGGAGCCTACTATCTCTGCAACACTTTTACAAGATGTTACAGGAGTATCTCCTGTATAGTGCTACGCGGACATAGACTGTCAATCATTAATGAAGAGGTCCTCAAAAAATGGGGGCCTCTTTTTTTTGTGTATCTTTGTGAAAAGATATAGTCATGCTAATAAATGACGTAAGGAACACAGTGCTGGCGATTGCCAACAAAAACAATTACGGATACATCTCACCTCAGGATTTTAACCTGTATGCCAAGCAGGCGCAGCTTGATATGTTTGAGGATTACTTCTATCAGTATAACAACTGGATAAGTCGCGAGAACAAGAGAACATCTGGCAGCGGATACGCTGATATTGTAAAGGGATTAGAGGAGGTTATAGATAGTTTTTCTGAGCAGGTATTTTTGACACAGAACAACGCTAATACATACAACCTACCATTAGACTACTACCTTGTAAATAAAGTGTTCTACTACCCAAGCTTATTGTTTAGTGGCGCATCAACGCAAACATCGGCAAGTCAGCTGATTGATGGATCTGATCCATTCAACGATCAGCCGCCATCATCGCCCAACCCCCCTATCGGATCAATAGTAATTAACACAACTGACTTTACACAGGCTTACGTCACATCGGTGCCAAGTACTTCTACGCTTGGACTTAGTGCAAACATTTTCACTATAGGTGAAAACTATCGTATATACAGCAATACCAATATTACCGAGGTTGAGCGTGTTACACAGAGAAAAATATTTAACCTTACAAGCTCAAACTTAACTGCGCCGACCAAGCAGTTTCCTTGCTATGTATTGGATGGCAATATTGTTACGGTCTACCCATCAACAATACTCAACGCAGGTGATGTGCACTCACAGTACATCAGATACCCTAAAGATCCTAAATGGACTTTTGTATCTCTGTCTGGTGGTGAGCCATTATTTGATTCATCGCAGTCCGATTTTCAGGACTTTGAGCTTCCGCTATCTGATCAGCCACAGCTTATAATGAAGATATGTCAGTATGTTGGTATTGAGATTAGAGAGCCTGAGGTAGTAAAGTTTGCTCAAGAGGAGGAAATCATTGACACACAAGAAACAAGCTAACACATGTCATATATAAATGATTATCAATATTACGAGAATGGGCAGGTAGTGCCTTTGGATACCAACTGGGGGTCATATCAATATGTTTCTTTGGATGATATCGTCAACAATTTTATGTTGATGTACCAAGGCAACAATGAGTTAATAAACAACATCAATAGATACCAGGTTGTGTTTTTTGCTAAGCGTGCAATACAGGAGCTAAACTATGATGCCATGAAGGAGATAAAGATTCTTCAGCTTCAGGTTAATGATCAGCTTAGATACGTATTCCCACCGGACTATGTAAATTGGGTTCGCATATCGCTGTATGAGAATGGTTGCCTACGCCCATTAACAGAGAACATACAGACCAACTGGAGTAACGCATACCTACAAGACAACAACTACAATATCCTTTTTGATATTGATGGGAATGTCTTGTCACCTGCTGAGTCTCAGCTTACACAAGAAAGAATAGATGGTATATCAAGATCTATTTACTTGAACGCCAACAGTCCGTACAACAATTCCCTGGGCTATTGCGTTGATGATTGCTGGTACTTTGATTATGCAGTAGGCGCTCGCTTTGGCCTCAACACCGAAACTGCAAATTCCAACCCTACGTTTGGGATTGATAAAAGAGGCGGCGTCATTAACTTTAGCTCAGGGATGTCTGGTAAGTCGGTAGTATTGGAGTATGTGTCTGATGGCATGGAGAAGGGGGATGACTCTAAGGTCAGCGTAAATAAGCTTTTTGAAGATTATATTTACGCAGCTATTAAGTATGCGTTTTTAAACAATCGATTGGCAGCTCCTGAGTATATGGTCAGACGAGCACAAAAAGACAAATCATCTTTATTACGTAACGCGAAGATAAGAATCAGCAATATGCATCCGGGCAGACTACTAATGAATCTGCGTGGCCAAGGCAAATGGATAAAGTAATATGATAGTACAAACTAATTTTATTAAGGGTCGCATGAACAAGTCTGTTGATGAGCGGCTTGTTCCACTTGGAGAATATGTAGACGCATTAAACGTGCGCCTTGGTTCTACCGAAACCACTGAGATAGGTGCGGTAGAGAACTCAAAAGGGAACACTCTTCTTACGCCAAGCGTAGAGTACTTGGGCAATTCATTGTCCTCGTCTGCTCGATGTATAGGTGCGTTCCAGGATGGAATGAGAGAGACTATATATTGGTTTGTACATGACCCGGCAAACATTTCTTCTTCAACCGGCAAGGTTGACTTAATACTTTCTTTTGAAACAAGCACCAGCACTTTACTATACCATGTGATCAGTGAGACGGTGCTAAACTTTGATCCTGCATTTTTAATTACAGGAGTCGATAAGATAGATGAGTACCTGTACTTTACAGACGATAAAAACCCTCCTCGCTATATAAATGTAAAGCGAAACTACAATGTAGATACTGACCCTACGGATCCATTGGAGGAAGAGGACATTAGTGTTATTCTTAAGATCCCTGGCTTTGAAGATTCTACGGCCACTACTGATCCATTAGGGACACCTTACGTGGATCTAATAGATGTAGCGGGTCAGGAAAACTACATGGAGTATCGATTTATTTCATTTGCATATCGATATAGATACCTGGACGGTGGATACAGCGCCATATCATTGTTTACTAATCCTGCGTTTCAGCCTTCTGACTTTAGGTTTAGTTTTCAGAACTACAACAATGATAGCATGATCAATCGCTTCAATGCGGCTGATGTTACTTTTTCTACTGGTTCTAAAAGAGTTAAAGAGGTTCAGCTTCTATATAAGGAAAGCGGATCAAATGCTATATATGTAATAAAAAGATTTAACAAGAGTGACCTTGGATGGTCTGATGATAGTTTCTATACTCATAGATTTTCGAACAGCGAGATATACTCTCTGCTTCCAGATGATGAGCTTCTAAGACTTTATGACAATGTACCTCTTCGTGCCAAGGCACAGACCCTGCAGGGCAACAGGTTGATGTATGGCAACTACGTAGAGCAGTATGATATAAGACGAACAGACGGCGGATCTATTATTGATATTCGATATGACCTCGAGTCGTTGAGCGCTGAAGTAGGTGGCGAGTTTTTCCCTACGCCTACCACGGCCAATGCAAACTGGTCTATTGAGAATCCTGCCAATATCGTGTCATTACCGGATGGTGAGATAGAGTTTGATCTTAGCGCTCTGACAGCTACAAACCCTACGATACCCATAGGGAGTCAACTTAGTTTCAGGTTCTCGGTTAACAACTCTTTTGAGAATAACAATGGTGGGTCTAAAATACAGACACCTCCTTACTTAGCTACATCTCCATTCTTCTTAACACTAAACTTTACGTGTCCCACGGACTACACATCTATAAACGCACTTACATCTTCGCTTGAGTTTAAGGAGGCTTTTGGTACTATAGCTAACATGCAGCCCGTAATACCTACCAACACCACCGATCAGGGTGCTACCTTAACAGATAAATTTAATGCAGCAGTTGACCCATTAGTAAACAGCATGGTGTTTGTTAATTCAGCGATTGATGGTACTTGTCCCAACCCTATTGGCGCTTTTCCGCCAACCATTTCAATATGTCAGCAGCAGCCGGTCAAGATAACAGCCACTACAAATGGATTCAAGGTTCAGCTACCTGCGGCGCAATATTACTATGATAATGGTTCCGGTGGGGACATAAGTGTTCAGTATAACTATTATACGTTCAATGCAGCCGCAACCTACGCATCTTTTCTTACCACATCGAATACTTTAAGCTTACATAGCAATAGAGATTATGAGGTAGGAGTTGTGTATATGGATGAGTATGGTAGAGCTTCTACAGTTCAGGTTAGTGACACCAATACGATATTCTTTCCTCCCTCTAATTCAGTAAGCAAGAACCAAATAAAAGTAAACCTACAGAGCGTAGCACCACATTGGGCTAAGCACTACAAGTTTGTATGTAAGCCAAGCGAGGGGGCATATAACACCGTCTTTAGTTATATATTCTACCAACAAGGAGAGAATCAAGATACTAATGTTGCTGAATCTTTTGTCCCTGATTCAAGTAGCTATTGGTTTAAGCTTGAAGGGGATAGCCAGGCGTTGGTGTCTGTCGGGGATCTTCTTACTGTAAAGATGGATGCGAGTGGACCTGTAACTACTTTTCAGCAGGCGGAGGTTCTTGATAAGCAATCTTGCTTTAGCAATCAGATTACTACAGGTAGCTTGCCTGGGCTGTATATAAAACTCAAGCCGTCTGGATGGTCAGTCGCTAACAATGGAATAGTAAACATCAAAGACAGTAAAACCAATCAGGGTAAACGAACAAGCGGATGTGGTGACACTCAGATAAATAATGTCTCATTAAATGATCCAGATGGAGGAGGTGCGGGAACACCTAAAGCGGCCACCATACCGGCAGGTTCTCGTGTTCGCATAAGGGTTCACAACAATGGAGGAGGTGACAATAATTTTGAATTAATATTTGATAAAACATATACGGCAAGTATAGACTATCTTAATTTTTATGATTGGGCTATAGGAGATGATTTACAAGGTTCAATGATTGCTGGAAATGCTGAGTTTAACAAGAATCTTCAGATACATTTTGATCCTACTCTGTATACTCCCTCTCAACCCACACTACCCTCAACGTGCTTTGATATTAAAATAGCGGTAAGAGAAGAGGGTGTTGCTCCGAATAAAACTCAGTTTTTATGTAACAATGGATCGATACCAGGTTTCTTTGGTGGAGGTGGTGGTAGACCAAAAGTTAGGCTGGAAGTTGATATTACAAGAGCTGATGGTTTATTCTTATTTGAGACTGAGCCACTCGAAGCTGATCCTAACCTGTTCTTTGATGCGTCTAATCTATTAGACATATATACCGATCCGGGTACTGGTTTAAATTATCACAGAGCAAAAAGAGACTTTGTCCCTGGATCAAACGCTGAGGTTCCTGCATCGGGCAGTATTGACCAGACACCGACCAACCCACTTACCACAGTTTTAGATTTCGCCAACTGTTACACGTTTGGTAATGGATGTGAGAGCTTCAGGATACAAGACAGGATAGACGGCAAGAGTTTTAATCTTGGTAACCGAGTGTTGGCCGTATCCAATCAAGACTATAAGCAGGCACATCGATTTGCCGGTATGACCTATAGTGGTGTATATAGCGACTCCACCAACGTAAATAACCTTAACGAGTTCAACTTAGGTCTGGCCAACTTCAAAGACCTTGAGGTAAGGTTCGGTCCTATCATGAAACTTTATTCTCGACAGACAGATATCCTTGTTCTCCAAGAGGATAAGATATCTTACGTGTTGGCAAAAAAGAATGTAATATCTGACTCTACTGGAGGTGGAGCTATTGTTTCTGTACCTGAGGTATTGGGAACGCAGGTTGCTCGTACTGAAGATTACGGAATCAGTTTTAACCCTGAGAGCTTTGTTTTCTGGGGTTCATCAATGTTCTTTACTGATAGTAAGAGAGGGGCTGTTCTACACCTTAAGGGGGCAGGTCAGATGAGCGATGCTTTGAATGTTATATCCGATCAAGGAATGCGATCTTATTTCAGAAGTCAATTTAATGATCAGATAACCACACAGAAGCTTGGAGGTTATGATCCATATATGGATGAGTATGTGTTAAGTAGCAACAATATAAAGGTTCCTTTAGAGCCGGTAGAAATACCTTGTGGTCAGCGAATAGATCAAGTGAACAACAGTGATACTTTTACTTATACTGCTACGCTTGGCAATGTTATAGGTCAGGTAAGTATAAATTACGGAGTGTCTACTGGGCCCATTATAATCAGTGTGGTATGGAATGGGAATACGTTTACCTCAGGTCCGGTCAATGGTGTGGGATCGTTTAGCTTTAATAAATCAGCAGCAAGTCCTGAGACGGCAACAGTTACTGTTACTCCTGCTTCGCGACAGGCTTCATATAGCCTATCTGTAACCTGTCCTCCAGAGGAAGAGCTTACCGTGGTGCAAGTAGTGGCTAACACAAATAACACTAATGGTCAGGACATACATATAGAGTACGAATGGAATGATGGGCTTACATTCAGTCCGGTATTGCAAAATGCTGTTTCATTGAGCAATACATTTAGTGCGTTCTATTCGTCTCAAACAGGTATTCGTTCTGTAGGTGGTTTCCCTTATAGCGGGGTAGATATAACATTACGAACAAACAAGATTAGTCTTGACAATTTTAATTTTAACTTGGCTACAAACAAGTTTAAGATTTTATCAAGCAATGTGCTGTATGAGAATACCGCAGCAGATATCACTTCTTTACTGGCAACTGCCACTGATGTAACGCCAATAGTCAATCCATCCACAAATATATTTGAGGCTACGGCTACTGCGTTCAACATACCATCAGGTAATCAGTACCTCTACTTAGTGTGGGATCTGCGCGATATTATATACAACAAGCTTTGCTACAGTGCAACGAGCGCCGATGATGTGTGCTGCGACTGTACCGAGGATTGTAATACAGCGTTTTTTAGCCCTTCAGAGTTTACTCAAAACCAAGCTTGCGCAATGAATACAGATAGCTTTGGTGCTCAGCAGTATGCGTTTACAAGCAACAGCTCAATACCGGTGTTAGGAGATACTGTATATGCAAACATCAACTGCAGTGTGGATGTGTACCCAACAGCAGGATTTTATGTGGTAGATCCTACAGCTCCTGCTACGGCCAACCCCAAAAACTGGGTGGAGATAGGCGCGCTTGGAATAGTAATAAATTCAGGAACTTGTTAAACAATTAAATTATGCCATTACCAACGTCTTTTTATTATGATGGATTAACCTTTGCTTCAGCCACTAACGTGTGGCTGGACGCCGCGCTAACGAATCCTGCACCTGACGGATTCTACGGCACGGCAGGGTACTACAGGCAGAAAGTTGGCGGAGTGCTACTTCAGCAAACAATTTGTGATACTTGCACAGTAAGCTGTGGTAATCAAATACCGGGTATAGTCTTTGGTCAGGGTAAGTACAACTTTACCTATGATATTGGAACATCTACTGGTGCTGTTTTGGTTCGCTTTGACCCTGGCGCAGGGCCGGCTAAATGCACCTGGACCTATGGTGGTGTATCGGCATCTGAATATTCATCGTCTACTGAGGGGTATTTACAGGGTGTTGTGGGTACTATAGCAGCAGGGGCGGCTTGCACTTCTCCTATAGATAATGCTACGGGTAGTAATGCTGCTACTTACAGCGTAACCGAGTACAACTGGCAGACCTCTACCAATACTTTTGAGTCTGAACCAGTATCCGCAACATTAGGACCGTATACCAATAACGCCGCAGGAGGCACAAGCCTTACCGCTGCTGACCCTGGTTTCTGCGTAATGGTTATACCAAAACCAAATGCAACACCAAGCACAGCAACATTTGTTATTGAGTCTCCTTGTAGCGGCAAGCCCGGTATCACGGTTAACTGCCCAATATCATTGAGGTCCGGCCGGGGGAGGGTGTGGGGTTTACTCATCCGTTATGTATACTGCTCACGTAGGCAATGCTACAGGTATATCAACAAGCATTTCCGTTAATGACTGGGCCTTCTCTGATGTAAACGGCGTTACTCAACATCCGGCCGGCACATTTCCTGTTTTTTCAGGAGGATCAAAGTGTGTAACGGTAAACGCTGATGGCATTGTAACAGCAGTAACCACTTGTACAGGAACTTGTTAAAATAAATTATGGCAAATGCAATAACAGTATCATATGATGAGGGGGTTCAAGGATGGCCTTCGTTCTATTCTTTTCTTCCTGACTTCATGATAGGGATGAATGGTTTTTTCTATAGCTGGAACCAAGGTAAACTATATCGGCATAACACAAATGAAACTCGAAACAACTACTATGGTGTACAGTTCAACTCAACTATCACGAGCGTAATAAATATCGAGCCTAAGACGATCAAGCTATTTAAAACAATGTCTTACGAAAGTGATGATAAATGGGGATGCACAAGCTTGTTTACTGATCTTGGCAGCGGGTCAATGTTATCCACCTACTTTGTGCAAAAGGAAGGTGAGTGGTTTACCTTTTTAAGAGAGAATGAGGGGACGAAAAACTTCAAGTCTCGAAGTGTAAATGGTATTGCTTCTTGCACCGCTGTTGGTGGTGTGGCTGCAGCCACTACCATAACCTTTGCTAACTCTGTGGGTAGTATTATCAGCGTGGGTGATTATATATACGCCACCGCTTCTTCAGTGTACACCGGACAAGTTACTGCGGTTGATCAAGCTACTAACACCATTACGGTGGATACTCAGGTGCCTGAACCCGTACTACTTACGGCTGGCACTATACCGGCGGCAGGTGAGTTTATATTCTTCTTGAAAGATCCTGTGGCAGAGTCACATGGCGCTCGAGGATACTATATGGAGTTTACTTTAGAAAATAACAATACAGAGTCGGTTGAGTTATTTGCTGTGGGAAGTAGCATAATGAAAAGTTATCCGTAGTTTTTACTATCTTTACTCAATATATTTCTTATGGTATCAGCTATTTTGGGTTTAGGTTTAGGGATTGCCAAAGCTGCGGGCGGATTTGCACAGTCCGTCAAAGCAAAAAAAGCAGCTCGACAAGCAGAGTTAGATGCTGCAAAACTATTTGGCGATGCACGAAGAAGGGCGAATGTAAATGTCTATGAGGAACTGTCGGTTCCTTTTGACGCTTACGAAAGAGGATTTGAGGCCAACCTACAAGCCGATATACAAGCTTTATCAACCCTTCAAGATGCTGATTCAAGAGCGCTTATAGGAGGTGTAGGTAGAATTGGTGCTCAGCAAGAAGCAGAAGCAGAAAAGATGCGTATAGCAATGGCTGATGAGATGTTTAACTTAGATAAGCTAAAAGCCGATGCTAAGGAAAATATTAAACAGCAGAACATAGCTATGGATGTAGCTGAGGCTCGAAGGAAAGATCAAGAAAGAAGAGAGGCATTGCAGATGCGGCAACAAGGATTACAGCAAGGTATTGCAGGCCTGGGTGAGTCAATGGTTGCTGCATCTGGATTTTTCCCCGAAGGAATGAAACAAACACTTGGTGCAGATCAACAGGCGCCTAAAGATATGGTAGGTATTCCTCAAGCGAGTAGGTCTATTTTTGATCCTCGGTTTACGCAAGGTTTCCCAGGGTTTAATTCGGGAGTCCAGTTTGGCTTAAGCTCTAATATGCCCAGTGTAGGCGTTACATCACTAAGACCCTAATTATGCCAAGAGATTTAACAGCAAGGTCGCAAAAAGACAATCCGCTAAATTACGAATACCGAACTGCAACTGACCTATCTCAGCCGCAGCTGAATTGGACTAATGCGACTGATAAGATCACAGAAACTATTGGTCAGATACAGGGTGATCGCCAACGCAGGAGAGACGAAACCAATCAGTATACTAACGAAAGTCTTGATGCGCTTAGCGCGGCAACTGAGTTTGACAATGTAAACTACAATCAGAACGTGATGGAGATGGGGTACCAGGGCTCTGATTTATTGTACGGATATTATAATCAGATTGGTAAAAACGGATATACTCAAAGACAATATAAGGCTGATGTTCAGAGTGTGCTGGACGGTATGTCTGCTGTAAGCGATGTATATACCAATATAGAGACTTATTATACTGATATTACAGATCGAACCGAGGCTAACACAAACAATATATTTGAGCAATACTTAGGCAATAGTTTGTTGGGCTATACAAACGCTGGAAACTTCAGACCAATGTTTGATCCCAATGGCAATGTCGTTATGGTTCAGAATAAGTATGATGAGAACGGCAAGCTGTTGCCTCCGAGTCTGGAAGATAGAGATGCTACTCAGTCGGTTAATACTATGCGGGTTAAAATGGATCAGCGAAGCAATTATGAGAATGTATATGACAATGCATCGCCATTAATCGACAAGCTGGGCACGATGATAGATGTGCAGATAGGATCCGGTCAATCGGCACTAAGCATTGAAGACTGGACACGAAAAGAATATAAAGATCCTATTACAGGAGAGACAATAACAAATGATATTTTCTTAAATAATCTTGTCACCGAGCTAACGCAATCCCCGGAGGCTAAGATATCTATCCTTCAAACATATTATGGGTATGGTGAAGAGAACTTCACTGAGGATCCTGATGTAGCGGCCAGTGACAAGAGCAAGGTGTTGGTGCAAAGAAATCCAAACCGTAGCGGCATGAGTGTTATGGTTTTTAATGAGGAGCAAGAAGATCAAATCAAGAAAACTGGCAGGGAGATTTTACTTTCAGGAATCGATTACGAAGAGAAATTTACTAAAGGCCTTGCACCAACTCGAGGGGGAGGCGGAACTGAGGCAGGTAGAACCGCAGGACTAAAAGCTGATCAGGCGACATCTTACTTGGGGTACATTGTTGATTTTGTTGAGGGTGATGGTGATTTGTCTGAGGAGGCAAAAATAAATATTGTAGGAGACTACAATCAACGTAGAAGAACAGGTGATAAGTATCTAACCGTATTAAATAGAAAAGATTTAGGTAATGGTAAGTTTGAATATGAAGTTGGATTTAGTGATCGAACGACACAAAAATTTACTAACGTAAACTCTGATAGAAGTGTAAAAGATGAAGCTAAAGTTATTGAGCAGTTATTTAATTACATGAAGTTGAATGATAACGATACTACTTTTGGATCAGCAAGTTCAGGATTTGAGATGACAGGCGGGTATGGATCAGGGGATGCTTTAGGTGGCTTACCTCAAATTGTTCCCGAGACTGAAGAGATTGAAGCATCAGACCTTACGACTGCTATTGAGTTTGGTCAAGAAGGCGAGGATAACTTCTTTAAAGGCAGCCCAGAGGCGGCATTGGAATTAATACTTAATCAAGAGGGTGCGTTTGAAGATGTAGAGAAAGCAGATGCAATAAATGGTCTAATGGGTAGGATTGCAAGTAAAGATTTAAGAACTAAGGTTGGAAATAAAATAGGATATGCCCCCCTTAGATTTGGTAATGAAATTCAAGTTGGAGAGACTTTTGTGGATGTGCCAATGACTGCTTCAGCAACGCAATTCATGAGACAAATTAAGAAGGCAATTAGAACAGAGGAGAGTAGGTTGAACAACCTACAACAAGGGGATTTAGATTACTCACAATATAATGACTAAATAATTT